AGTCCTATTGATGAACGTTATCACAGAAACAGAGAGAGTTTTAGCCCATCATCTTATCATGACGCCACGGGTTACCGTGAGAGCGATGGTATAAGAATAATTAAGATTTTGAATAGTGATATACTAGGTACGAACGATTACAATATTGTTATAATAACAAGGGAAACAGCAACGCAGTGCGATGATGAGATGTTTGGTCAGTGGTCTGATGGTATATTTGAAAATTGCAATGTTGAGAGCCCTATAGAGTTAGAGGCTGATGAGACACAAAAATATATTAATATGTTCGATTTATATAATCGTCATAGGTTTGAGGATGTGAGCGATATTTATAAGGCAATAGATAGGCTTAGCGATGTGGTAACCTTAATCAATGGGGTATCATCAGAGTTAAGAGTTGCCATCGATAGATGGTACGATGGTTATTATTTCAGTAGAGTATTATCACAGTTGTGTGATATTAATAACAGTTTGTACAATATGCTTGATGTAGCTAATGAGCAAAGAGATAGAACCAATTATATTCATAAAAAGGAGAAGTAAAATGATACTACTAGCGATTATATTATTCCCAATAGCTTTATTATTGGATTTAGCGAAAAAATCATAATAGCTTACCACCCTTTAAAGGGTGGTTTTTTAGTGCTCGGATTTATACATTTACTTGGTGGCTGTAGCTGTAGAATCTAATCTTGATTAGATGTATAAAGTTTATACCCGTGGGGGATAGCTGAATCAGTCAGCTACCTCGGGTTAGTTGCTTAAATTCCCCAAAAAATTAAAAAGGCTTATAAAAAGATAAAAATATAACACATTTAGTATTGACATAATATCATCATAGTGCTATACTACACATAAAGAGAGGTGAGAACATGATAGTAAACAACATAGAACTAGATGTAAAGGTCAAATGCTTAGAGGCAGATATGACCCAAGAAGAATTGGGGCAAGCCATTGGTACAACAGGTCAGTATATCAATCGAATCATCAAGCAGAAGAAAGACGGTATTGTTAATAAGACTTTTGTGTCGATGTTAGAGGCACTAGGATATGACATTGAGTTGACATATAGAAAGCGATGAGGTGCAAATATTTTTGCATATAGTGAAGAGGGGGTGTATTCCTATGAAGAAAGCGATAGCATATATAAGAGTATCTACAGAGGGTCAGTTTGGAGATGATAAGTACGGTGTTGATTCTCAGAAACAGGCGATTTTGGATTTTGCGAATGAGCAGGGTTATCAGATACAGAATTGGTATATTGATAAAATTAGTGGTACGACAGAAGAGCGACCTGAACTTGACAAGATTCTATATAGACCTGATGAATTGCCACAGCATGAGGCTGTGATTGTGTTTAAGAGCGACAGAATCGCTAGAGATACTAAATTATATTTTTATTACTTTTACACCCTCGAAAAGCGTAATATTAAGCTCTTATCGTCGGTTGAGCAGTTTGATGAGGGTAATGATTTTGCGAATATCTATAGGTCACTACTGATGTTTGTGGCAGAACAGGAGCGTAAAAATATTGCTCTAAGAACTAGCAAGGGGCGTCAGCTAAAGGCTCAGTGTGGGGGGTACTCAGGTGGTAATAAGCCATATGGATATAGTGTGCTAGATGGGGTGTTGACCATTAACCCAAGTGAGCGAGGAGTAGTGGAGCTTATTTTTAAGAATAAGTCGTTGCCATTATCTGATATTTGTGATATATTACAGGAGAATGGATATAAAACCCGCAAGGATAAGAGATTCCAACCATCCACGGTTAGAAGTATCTTGCAGAATGAGAAATTTTATCAGGGTTTTTATAAGTATGGTGGCTCGAATTGGGTCAAAGGGGTTCACACCCCGATATTGATGGGGGCGTGTTAAATGTCAAGGTCAAAGAAAATAGCGAATATAATTGCTATCATTGTGTGTATTTGTTTGGTGTCAATAGTTGTGGGACTGTTTGTTATTCAGACATTGGCGAGATATGAAATCATCAAACTACCATCACCTGATACGATTAACGCAATCGAGATTATGGATAAGTATGAGGAAAATTCATATAATGCCGAGGAGTTATATAACGACGAGCGATTTAGGACAACAGCCACTATTGAAAATATTGGTGGGGATATAAACGTCGTTGGTGGAATAGAGTTGACCATGATTGCTGAAAAAGATGGTAGAACCGAGCAATTTTATGCGTATTTTTACGACGATGAGAGGGACAAGATAGCAAAATTAAAGGTGGGGGATAAGCTCACATTTGATGGGACTATTTTGAACGGTAGGATTTGGAAAGAGTGTAGTATAGTAAAATAATATAAGAAGTTTAGATTGGGGCGTTATCGCATAAGCGATAGCGTCTTTTTCTTTTGGGGGTTTTTCTTACTTTTTAAAATATTAGATAGAATTAAAAAGGAGATTGAGACGAATCTCGAGAATGTGCAAGCATATGAGGACTATTACCATATATGTAAAGCTGATATATTTGAGGACAAAGAGAGGGTCGTTTCTCAGCTAAAATGGTTATCGGATGAAATCGAAAAGAATATAAGCGAGATTAGTGATAATGATGAAATGCTCAGATTGTATCGAATACATAAACGAGTGTTGTTAGTATTAGCACCATGGGACTTTGAAAGCTACATGTTATATGTGGAGTGGGAGCGTGACCCAGATAAAAAGTTTTATATACCAAGGCGTAAGGCATTACAAGAAGTGGTAAAATCATTACAAGATTTGGCAGATGACAAGCTAGATATATTATCGATTAGTTTACCACCGGGCGTTGGGAAGAGTACGCTTGCTATATTTTATTTGACATGGATAGCTGGTCGAGAACCTAACAAGCCGTCTCTAATCGGCTCACACTCTAATTCGTTTATCCGAGGTGCTTATGATGAGTGTCTAAGAATCCTAGACCCAGCAGGTGAGTATTTGTGGAGTGATGTATTTTCGGGTCTATCGGTCACTAGCACAAATGCCAAGGATTGTAGAATCGATATTGATAGACGACAAAGATTTGAGACACTAGAGTTTACATCGGTTGGTACAGGTAATGCGGGATTGTATAGAGCAATGAGCCTATTATATTGTGACGACCTTGTGTCGGGACTAGAAGTAGCACTATCGAAAGAGCGATTGGACAAGTTGTGGGGAGTATATACAACCGACCTTAGACAGAGAAAGCAAGGTAGTAAGTGTAAGGAGCTACATATCGCTACAAGATGGTCAGTACACGATGTTATAGGACGACTAGAGCGAGAATATGAGGGTAATGAGAGGGCGAAATTTATCCGAGTTCCTGCTATGGATGAAAACGATGAATCTAATTTTTTCTATCCATACGATGTTGGATTCACCACGGAGCAGTATCGAGAGCAACGAGAAATTATGGACGAGGCGTCATGGAAAGCTGTGTACATGAATGAACCTATCGAGCGTGAGGGTCTATTGTACAATGAAGAGGAGCTAAGGCGATACTTTGAATTACCTGATGGCGAACCCGACGCAATTATAGGGGTATGTGATACGAAAGATAAAGGTAAGGACTATGCGTTTTTACCAGTCGGATATAAATTTGGAAATGACTACTATATTGAGGATTGCGTATGTGACAACAACTTACCACATATTGTAGACGCTCGGCTAGTTGCAGTATTGATGATTAACGATGTTCAGATGTGTCGATTCGAGAGTAATTCAGCTGGGGGGAGAATAGCCGAGAAAGTAAATAATGAGATAAAAGAAAGAGGTGGTAATACTCGAATCACCACTAAATATACCACAGCAAATAAAGAGACTAAAATCATAGTCAATAGTGGTTGGGTCAAAGAGCATTGCTTATTTAAAGATAAGAGTATGTATAGACGTCAGAGTGACTATGGTAAGATGATGGACATGCTATGCTCTTATACGGTGGTAGGTAAAAACTCACATGATGACGTACCTGATGGAATGGCAATGTTTTCGGAGTTCGCCCAATCTATTACAAATGGTAAGATTGAGGTATTTGGGCGTCCAATTTAATACTATATATAGAATTTAAAATATTGACAGATACTATATATTGTGGTATACTATACTTATAAAAGGTCGGTCAAGGTTCAGAATGGTGCATAATTGCAAGTGATTACTTGTAGTTATGCACTATTTTTATTTGATAAGAGAGGGTAAAATTGGCACACGAAATAGATACATCTAAGCCTAGATTAGAGGCAAAACAATTGAATGGTAGACGTGTCATTAAAGTAGGTGCGTCAAAGGTTACGAGCGATAATGTGCTTAGTATTTTGGAAAAGGTTGAAATCGACCACGATTTGAATCGTAGCGAGATTGACTATCTATACAAATACTATAAAGGCGACCAACCAATTAGATATAGACATAAGGAAATCCGTGAGGATATTTGTAACAAGATTGTTGAAAATAGAGCGAATGAAATCGTGGCATTTAAGGTCGGCTATCTTTGTGGTGAGCCCATTCAATATGTTAGCAGAAATGGTGGTGAAACCGTTGTCGAAGAGATTAACCGACTGAACGAGTTGATGTTCGCTGAGGACAAGGCAAGCCAAGACCAAGAACTTGTTGAGTGGCAGATGATTTGTGGTACAGCATATCGATTGGTATTGGCAGATAAACCCGAGGAAGTCGATGACAGCCCATTTGAGATGTACACATTAGACCCTAGAGATACATATGTTGTTTACTCAAATGAAATTGGCGACAAGCCATTGCTAGCTGTTAAAGAGCGTGTCGATGAGGATGGTAGAGTGTTTAAATCGGTCTATACCGACACAGATTATTATAGGATTTGTGATGGTGAAATTATCGAATCGAAAAAGCACATACTCGGAATGATTCCAATATTTGAGTACCCTGCTAACAATTCAAGGTTGGGTGCATTTGAAATCGTGCTACCACTATTGGACGCAATAAACACAGTCGATAGCAATCGTATGGATGGAGTAGAGCAGTTTGTACAAGCATACTGGAAGTTCGTAGGGTGTGATATAGATATCGATGACTTTAAGAAATTCCTCGAGGCGGGTGCGATTAAGATTCCACCTAATAGTCAAGGTGGCAATATAGATGTTGACCTTATTGTAAAAGAGTTAAATCAAGTACAAGTACAGACTTTGAAAAACGATATGTATCAGTCGGTACTCACAATATGTGGTATGCCTAATCGTAATGGTGGCACATCCACAAGTGATACAGGGTCGGCAGTTGTGTTACGAGATGGTTGGTCGGACGCTGAGGCGAGAGCTAAAGACAGTGAGAATGTATTTAAGCGTTCAGAGAAACGAATGTTGAAGTTAGTTCTCAAGATATGTCGAGACATGGGTGGTATGACACTCAGATTGAAAGACATAGATATGCGATTTACACGTCGAAACTATGAGGCAGTACAGAGCAAGTCACAGGTGCTAATCTCAATGTTAAATAACAAGATGATTCACCCACAGCTAGCATTTTCCCATAGTGGATTGTTTACTGACAGCGAATCGGCATACACAATGAGCATGGACTATTACAACCAACATAAAGACGATAAAACGGAAACCACCGTTTTAGATAATGACATCAGAGAAGATGTAAAAACACAAAATACTACAGAGAAGTAAAAACACAAAGAATCAGAGAAGATGTAAAAACACAGAAAGAGGGTATTATGGCGAAGATTGATTTGACAAAGATTGTCGGATATGAGGCGATGAGTGAGGCTGAAAAGTTGAAAGCACTCGAGGGTTATGAATTTGATGACCCTGACTACACAGGTTATGTGAAGAAAGAGATATTTGACAAAACAGCGTCAGAGTTAGCGTCTAAGAAGAAAGAGCTAAGGGATAAGATGAGCGAAGATGAGCGAAAGGCTCAGGAAGATAAAGAGGCATTTGACGAGTTGCAGAAAGCCTATGCGAATCTTAAAAGGGACAGTGAGGTCTCTAAGTACAAGGCTCAGTTCCTAGCAATGGGCTATAGCGATGAGTTGGCTACAGATACAGCCACAGCAATGGTTGATGGGGACAACGACAAAGTGTTCGCAAATCAAAAGGCACATCTACAAGGGATGGAAAGCAAGATTAAGGCAGATATCCTCAGTTCTACACCAAAGCCCGAGGGTGGTAATACGGATAAAAAACTCACCCTAGAGGCATTTAGAAAGCTATCACCAAGCGAGCGATTGGAGTTCGCAAATGCGAATCCAACGGAATATGAGGCACTATATACAGGGGGTAAAGAATAATGGCACACACAATATATAGTAATTTTTATCTATCAAATGAGATTGAGGACGCATATAAGTCACATCTCGATTTGACAAAGTTTTGTAAGGTTGACAACACTCTAGTTGGTACACCGGGCATGGAGCGTAAGATTAACGTGTACAGTGCAGTGAATGGGGCTGAAAAGCTAGCAATGGGTGCAGGAAACACAAAGTCAATCGAGGTTAAGTACACAGAAAGACCTTACACAATCGCACTAGCTCAGAGCAGATTCGAGTATTTTGACGAACAGAACATGACAGACCCAATGCTTGTCCCAACAGGACTAAAGTACATGGGTGCTGATATGTTTAACACAGTAAATGCTGATATCTTCGCTGAGTACAACAAGGCGAAACTAAAGGTACAGCCAAAGGCATATGACTTTGGTGCATTTGCTGACGCACTCTCACTTATCAATGTCGAGGACACTGATAATGACCCACAGGACATCAACGCATTTGGTTTTGTAAACCCAAAAGACATGGCACTGGTACGTAAGGCTCTAAAGGATGACCTAAAGTATGTTGAGAGTTTTGCGAGAACAGGTTATGTAGGTACTGTAGCAGGAATCAATCTCTACACAAAGAAAGACGCAGTAGCTGGTACTTGCATTGTCGGTGTGAAAGACGCTGTAACACTCTTTAACAAAAAGGGTACAGAAATCGAACAGCAGAGAGACGCAAATATAAGAAAGAATAGTATTTTCTCAAGAAAATATTATGTCGCTGCACTCACTGATGAGACAAAGGCAGTGAAGATTATCATCACACCTTAATTTGGTTTTCATTCATTTTTTCTTTTCAATGGTAAGGGGGTAGCAAAGTGACAGATGATGAAAAACTCAGTATGGTAAAGACAATGTCAGAGGGGGTTGACACTGATGGAACTTTGCTCACCTACCTCAAAATTGCAGAGAAGAAAATATTAAACAGGTTATATCCGTTTGGTGGCGAAAATAAAACGATACCTGAGAAGTATGAAATCATGCAATGTGAGATAGCAGTATATTTGCTCAATAAAAGAGGGGCAGAGGGGCAGACAATACATACTGAAAATGGTATCTCTCGAAACTATGAATCCGGGGATATAGCTGAAACGCTACTTGCTCAAATCACACCTATCGTGGGGGTGATGAAGTGAAATGCTTAGAGCGAAATAAGACATCATTTTGGTATTCGCCCTATATCGACAAATCGGAGATAATCGACGAATATGGCAATGGGACAGGAGAATATCGAATCGATAGAGCCAATCCAATAAAACTCAGAGCTAATATATCGTCGGCAAAAGGGGAGACAGAAAGTCAACTCTTTGGTGACACTGAAAATTATGACCGTGTAATCGCATTAGATAAAGTGTCGCCACCGATAGACGAGTACACTATTTTGTGGATAGACACCATGCCTTTACTCACAACGAGTGGTGAACTGAGACGAGACGCAGATGGTCAAATCTTAACACCACATGATTACATCGTGAAGAAAGTCGCAAAAAGTCTTAATTCGACACTTGTGGCGATTAGTAAAGTGACGGTATCGTAATGCAGATTAAGGTGGAGTTGTCGCAGGATAGTGTCGATAAGGCTATCCAAAAGCTAGAGCGATATAAGTCGGGTCTCTTAGAAAAAGAACAAATTTTGCGTGAAGAGATAGCAAAAGTGCTAGAATCTCACGCTCAGTCAGGTTTTGATTCAGCGATTGTCAGTGACCTACTAAATGGTAGGACTGAGAAAGCTAATGTGACAGTATCACATACAAGCAGTGGTAACACAACAGTTGTGATTGCAAAAGGTGAGGACGCAGTGTGGGTCGAGTTTGGTGCAGGTGTGTACCACAATGGCTCAGTTGGTCAATCTCCTCACGAAAAAGGTAACGAGCTGGGAATGACTATAGGTAGTTATGGTCATGGTCTAGGTCGACGAGATGTGTGGGGATATATGGACGGTGGCGAACTTATACTCACTCATGGTACACCAATGCAAGCACCGATGTATGAGGCACTAATGGTAGTGTGT